AATTATTCATATTCGGTAAACAGATAGAGGGCTTTGGCAGCAGTCCTTCAGGAATTGGTTATGGAGATGTCTTATGACTTTAGTAAACGCTAGAGCAGCATTTGAAAAAGCAGTTACAGATGCAGTAGTAGCAGCAGATAATACGGTTTCTGTTGTCTATGACAACGTTAGTTTTGTAACTCCAGGTAAAGCTGAAAAATATGTTGTAATGAATGTAAATTTCATACAGTCAACTCTTCAGAATCATGGAGCAGCTTCCAGTTATTATTCAGGTGTTGTTCAATGTAATGTTTACGTCCCAAAGAGTAATGGAACGTCCGTTCTTTCTGCTATAAGCGAATCCGTTATAGATGGTTTGATTTCAGTAAATGCTGCTAATTATACTGATACTTTTAGCGTAACTCCAAGAGTTCAGGATATAAATGGGCCTACAATGCTTGAAATAGAAGATAGAAGTCATTTCGTAGGTGTAATATCTTGCCAATTCTCAGCAAACGCCTAGTATAATAAAGTAGCAATACTTATTTTATGACAAGAGCGATTTAGCTTTGATGATTACAAAAGCATTAGATAAAGATGGTAATAGACTTTTTCAAGATGGTGACAAAGCTTCATTAAGAAGAGAAGTTGAAGCTAATATCTTGCAGGAAATACAACTGGCGATGATAGAAGCTGGTCAAACTAAGGGGGTGGAAGAGGCTAAAGCCGAATTAAAAAGCTGATAATAGTTGGATGTTTATTTATTCTTTGGCTAAAGAATTAGGTAAGACTGTAGCTGAATTGTCGGACACTTTAACTGTAGAAGAGATGATAGGTTGGGCTGCTTATTCAGAAATAGAATCAGAGAATTTTGAAAAACAACGACAAGAATCACAGAGAAGTAGTGCTTTAAAAGGTAAAAGAGGTAGAATGAGATAAATATTTTAATTTTTAAGTGGCTGATTATAGTGTTGATATTGCTATTGCTGTAAAAGGTGCTAAAGAATTAAAAGCAGTTCGTTCACAAACTTCTGCTTTAAGTAGAGAAATTAATACTTTAAATAAATTAGCTAATAAACAAAGTAAAACATTACCAAATTCTTTCAATACTTTAAATAAAACCCTTTCTAAAGCCAAAGGAAATTTAAATAAGGTTGCTTTAGGAACAGAAAGATATTTTCGTTCAATTAGTGATGTTTTAGATAAAGAAGAACGATTAAATGCAGCTTATAAAAAACAACAGACAGATTTTAAAGTAATACAAAGATTAAAAAGTAAAGGTCTTACAATTAATAAGCAAAATATTCAATTAGTAAGAGATGAATTAGCAGCAGAAATAAAATTAGCTCGTGCTAAGAAAAAAACTGCACAAGCCAATATGGAGAAAGGAAAGTCAGGAATCAAATTAAACGCATTAAGAGGTTTAGGAGGAGCAGTTGGAAGTGGAATTATTGGTGGTGGTTTTCCTTTATTGTTTGGACAAGGACCAACTGCTGCTATAGGTGGTGCTTTAGGTGGTGTGGCAGGTGGAGCTTTATCAGCTATTCCTGGTATGGGTCAATTTGGATTCGCTCTTTCTATAGCTGGTACGACTATTGGTAGTGCTTTAGATGAACTAACAAAAGCACTTGCAAAACCAACAGAAAATATTGAGACATTAGTAACAAAATTAGGACTAGCTAATACAGAAACAGGAGATTTAGTTTTAAGAATGAATGAATTAGGCATGACTTCTGATGCTTCAGCACTTCTCCTTAACAAATTTGCAGAAGAATTTGGTTTAACTCAAGATCAAATAAAAGAAAATACTGATAAAATGAATGATTTTAATAATCAAATTAATTTATTAGGAACATCTTTAACTTTATTGGTTTCAGATGTTTTAGGCCCACTAATAACAGAATTAAATAATTTAATACAAGGTAAAAAACCTGAAGGAACTTCAAGGAATCTTTTAGGTATTGCAGATTTTTTTACTGCAAATGCTTTTGATCTTGATAAAAGAGGTAGTCTTTTTGATGAGTTCTTTAGTCCTACTGGCGATAAATTTCGTAATCCTTTTAATAGAGCTAATGATCCATTAAACTTTAATTTAAACGCATCAAATCTTGATCTTGATGATACTGACAATAAAGCCAAGAAAAAAACACGACTTAGATTTGAGGAGAAAGAATTATTACCTTTAAAACAAGCTTTAGAACTTGAACAAAAACGTTTAACAACAAGCACTGAAGATTTAAATGTATTAAAAGAAAAATTTGAATTAGAAAACCTTAACAATGAATTAAAATTTTTAGAATCACAAAAAACTGATGAAGTCAATCAACAATTAGAAGATAAAATTGCAAAGCTAAAAATTGTTAGAGATACTCAACAACAGATCTTTGACAACGCAAAAGCATTAGCAGATCCATTTAGAGAATTATCAAATATTATTGCTCAAGATATAGGTAATGGAATTAAAGGTTTAATCAAAGGAACACAATCATTAAATGATCTTTTATTAAATGTAGTTAATAAGATTGGAGATGCTTTTTTAAATGCAGCTATTTTTGGAAATTTTGGAGGTGGATCAGTAACGGGTGGATTATTAGGAATACTTGGTTTTGCAAATGGTGGCAGACCACCAGTAGGAAGAGCTTCAATAGTAGGAGAACGTGGTCCAGAATTATTTGTGCCTGATAGGGCAGGAACTATTATTCCTAATAACGCAATGGGAGGTGCTATGAATGTAGTTGTAAACGTGGATGCTTCTGGTTCTTCTGTTGAAGGTGATGAAGAACAGGCAAATGCCTTTGGCTCTGCTATAGCTACTGCTATACAATCTGAATTAATTAAACAAAAACGTCCTGGAGGTTTACTTGCATAATGGCTACCTTTCCTTCGATTACCCCAACCTACGGAGTCAAAAAAACATCAAAACCTAATACTAAAACAGTAAAACTTGGTGATGGTTATGAACATAGATTACTCTTTGGCCTAAATCAAAACCCTAAAATATTTAATTTAACTTTTGAAGTGTCAGAAACAGACGCAGATACGATTGAAACTTTCTTGGATGCCAGAGCAGTTGATAGTGCCAGCTTTACCTTTACACCACCAGGAGAATCTAGTTCTTCTCAGTTTGTCTGCGAATCATGGAACAAATCAATACCATATTTAAATCGTGCAAGAGTACAGGTAACATTCAGAGAGGTGTTTGAACCTTAATGCCAATACCAGTATCAGAACTACAGAAGATTAATCCAAGTTCTATTATTGAACTTTTTACTTTGACTTTAGATAGCACATTACATGGATCTACAGATGTGCAGAGGTTTCATGCAGGTACGAATAAATTAGATAATACCGATATTATTTGGCAAGGTAATACATACCAAAAGTTTCCATGTCAGGCAGAAGGGTTTGAATTTGATGGAGCGTCTAAATCTATTCCTCGACCTGTTTTTACAATCAGTAATATTTTAGGAACTATGACTGCTTTGTTCGCAACTGTTAATGCTGTCACTGCCAATAATGATCTTAATGGTGCAAAATTTACAAGGATTAGAACTCTTGCAAGGTATTTAGATGCTGCAAACTTTACTAGCGGTACAAATCCATTTGGTACACCTGATACAACACAGGAATTACCACAGGAAATTTATTTTATAGATAGAAAAGTTGTAGAAAACAGAGAAGTAGTTCAATTTGAATTAGCATCTGAACTTGATTTAATTAATCTACAACTTCCTAAGAGAGTAGTTACAAGAGATCTATTTCCTGGTGTTGGTACGTTTATAAATCAATGACATGGCAGGAAGATGCTCTTGTTCATGCAGAACAGGAAGCACCTAGAGAATCATGTGGACTTCTTGTTAATTATTTGAATAAAGATAAGTATATTCCCTGTAAAAACTTAGCTTTACATAATGATTTGCAGTTTTTGTTAGATCCTTTGGATTGGGCTGAGACTGAGGATAGATATGGCAGAATCCATGCTGTCATACATTCTCATCCGATTGGTACGGAGCATCCCAGTGAAGCAGATGTTATAAGTTGTAAACGATCCAATAGAACTTGGTATATTATTGGACTAAAGACAAA